TGTGTCTAATTTTCTTTGCATTATTAACTATGTATGTTTCGGTATCGTTACGCATCACATTACACTTCATTTCTTTTTCTTTGTTCTTCTTGTACATTCGATACATAGGGCATGTAACATGACATGCTATTTCTCGAAATTTACATCCCTTACATGGTGCTTTCATAATCAATACCCATATTCGTCGATGTAATCACTAATACTGTATTTCTTTGTTTCAAAAACCACCCATGCATTATTTTCGAACCCATATTTTTTCTCCCATGCTCGGAATACTTTTGTTAGTTCTTCGCTTAGTTCGTCAATATGCTCTCTCTTTACATCGTTTAAGTAATCGTTAGACCATTCCCTAATTTCGTCATCCATGTCATATTCGATTAAGTTCCAAAGTACTCGTTCACTATCAATCTCTGGAACATAATAATAAGGGTGTCCAACACGTACCCATTCAATATCACGATTGCGAGCAACATCGTCAAAATAACTGATGTATTCTAAATAATCCGCTATTGCATCTTTAATACTATCTTGCGGTTCGCTAGCTCTTCCGTTGTCAACCCAGCAATATTTTGTTTTATCTTCAACTAGCATTGTTACTCACTCCTTTATAACTGGCTTGGTGGTATATCATACATATTGATATCACCATTTATCCTTGGTAACTTTCGTTTCTTTAACTTTGGATATTGTTTGTAATATGTTTTTATCCTATGAAATGCAGCATCATAACTATCTGCATTTTCTCCATACACAACATTTATAAAGTCTACATATTTTGCCTCTTGAAATAACCAAAACAATAATTGTAATGACTTCATCAATTGCACATATCGTGGATGTTTTTTCTTACTAACAACCCAACTATTAACACAATCTTTATGCTTATAAGCCATTTGATCACCTAAAATGGAATGTTTTCGTTTTGCGGTTGTTCAAAACTGTCAAAGTTACTACCTGTCTCGAACTCGCCATCCAATTTCTTTCCTACAAAGTTTGCTACCACTTCCGTAACATAGCGTTTTTGTCCGTCTTGTGCATCATAGGAACGTGTTTGTATTCTTCCCTCTACGAATAGCCGTTCGCCTTTCTTACATGCACCAACGGCTTCGCCTGTCTTGCCCCATGCTACGCAATTGATGAAAGCAGTCTGTTCTTTCGTTTCATTAGTTGTACTGTCAACGTATGTATTGGTTGCAGCTACTGTGAAAGTTGCCACCGCTTTCCCACTTTGGGTGAATCTCAATTCAGCATCACGTGCTAAATTTCCTAATAGTTGTACTTGGTTCATATATTTAACTCCTATTTTCTAATTCTACGTACCGCATCGCCTTATTTTGGTATGTGTACTATTTCTCGCTTATAATTTATCGTCCGTAAAATAAACTCGCCTTACAGGGCTTTTAAATCGATTTTCAGTAACTAAGATGATTTAGTCTTGCTTCTACTTCATCCACGTACACGTCGTAGCTAGGATGGATATGGCAATCCACTGTTGCCTCGTTCCTCATAATCTCAAGCAAGTTTTCGATTTTAGTTAGTGCTTGTGCCTCATTATTCGCCAGCACTTGAAAGCTAACATTGAAATTTACATTCACGCTTACATCAAACTCTTTCACGCTTTCTTTCATTTATCCCCCTATTGCACCCTTTATGAGTGCTTTCGCTTTATCTGATATCTTGCTTTCCTCTAACATTTTCATGACATCTACAGGTTCTTTTGCCACCTCGACCAAGTTGCCTGTGCGTGTCATTTCAATTTGCTTTTGACCTGCACTTATCAAGGCTTTTTCATGTTCCGCCTTTTCTCGTGCTTTCAATAATAAGTGATTATCCTTGATTGAATTTGCCATACGTTGGCGGTGTTTTTCACGTTCTACCAGTTGCTCGTAGCAACGGATGAATTGTGATCTACAACTTGCCTCGTTGTACTCATGGCCCATTCTAGGGTCAAATGATGACCATATCGGTTTAGCAGCTTGTAAGGTAATACCCTCTAAATGCTCCTTTCCATTGTCATAACCATAAGTGCCTACTACTTTGATTACTTTCTCCCATGCAGTTTGTGCGGTTTCCACTTCATCATGCATATTCACATATGCACTTAATGCTGTACATTCTTCACGTATCTCTGCAATCGTTGGCAAAAACTTACACTTATTAATCAAGTTAGCTACCGCTTGTTCTAGCGTTACAGGATTGATATCAGCAAGCATAGATACATACAACTTCATACGTTCTTTTGGAATATCAGTAGACCACGCTATCTGTAACATCGATAGCGCCGTTGTTGTCCTCAAATTGTTCGTTTGCATACTCATTCATCAACTCCTTTACTACGTTGATTGCATCTTCCTTGCTATTCTTTTTATAATTATGTTTTCTGTATTCGCTACGCTCCCAAGTCCTAACCGCTGCTTTCCAATCTTTCATTGAGTTTTTACCAACTCTCCATCCGTTACTTTCGTAATAGTCAAAGAATTGTTCAGCGTTTACATTGTTGTTACGTTCGATACAGTATTGTTCAATGTCAGAAATAGTCGGTTTTTCAAAACGCTTGCGTTTTGTTGTAGTGCTTTTTGCACTACTATGTATCTCTTTCTCTATCTCTATATCTTTCTCTAACTCTATCTCTATCTCTGGTGGAGATTTCTCGGAGATTTGTCGGAGATTTGTCTGGACATTTGTCCTATCTGTTTCTATTCGTTGTCTATATTCACGCTTTCTATCGGCTTCACTACTACCTTTACCAATGAAATTTTGAATATCCAACATATAGATAGCACCATTTTCTAGCACATCGATTAGTCCTAAGTCTTTGAAGATTGATAATGCTTGTTTAACTGTTCCTATTTGGTGTCCAGTTACACTTGCCAGCATTTCTGCGTTGTATGGAATGCGATCATTAACCACCAACTTTCCATCATTCTTTAGACTTCGTAGATAAAGTTTTAAAAGAATATTACTGTACAAATAGCCATCTTTCATGCTTTCTAGTATCTTCAACTCATCACTGTCAAAGAAATTTTCTTTCAGCCGTAGATAGTAATACTTTTTGTTATCGCTCATAGGTTAGTCCTTGTTTAGCCTTTCTATAAACTCATCTTCACTTAATGGCTTACCTAGTAATGCAATTCATGCTAACACACTAGCAATTTCATCCGCTTCATTTTCTTCTGCACGGACGAATGGAAGACCTTTCAGAGTGTATTTTCCAGCCGCAATTTCATGTGTTATGTAAACCGGAT